GAAATGTTTTGGGATTTAGACCGCCGTATTCGCGCTCTTGAAACTGCTTTCCGATTTAACTTTCCGAATGTAGATTTCAATACAAGCACGCCAACCAATCCAAACACGGGCGATGCTTTCTACGATACCTATAACGAACAGTTGAAATACTGGAACGGTACAGAATGGGTAGTTATCGCTGACGATAATCTTGGCGTTCCTGTTATTCAATACACACCTACATGGGCAGGTACAGGATTAACTTACACAGGCACTCCTGCTGTTGGTCGTTATTCACGCGTAGGTAAAATGATTACCTACAACATTCAAGTTTCATGCACAACTGTTACTAATTTTGGCACAGGTCAATATACGATTACGCTGCCAACAGGACTAAATTCAGGTTACAGTTTTCAGCATCTTGGCGGACTACATAAAAACACAGACCACTACACATTACTTGCCGACCTTGGCGCAAATTCCAATGTTGTAACGCTGTATCACCCAACCGCCAATGGCGCGCAAGATATTTTCAGTCACAACAAACCAACAACACTCACTACCAGTAGTACTTGGTACATCGCTGGTACATACTTTCTAGCATAACCGAAAGGTGCAATATCAATGTCAATACCAGATTGGGCAACAACAGTATCGGGCGTCATAGCCCTACTTGCTGCGTTATGGGCAGCCCACAGATTTGTTACAAAGTCTTTGATTAAAGATTATCTCAGCGAACTTAAACCAAATGGCGGTTCAAGCATCAAAGATAAAGTTAATGATATTGATGCCAAAGTCAATAAATTGGAAAGTCGTATTGACCAAATTTATCTATTGCTTATAGACAGGAAATAAAAATGACAGAGAAGGTAACGCCACTACAAGAAGCATTACAACATCTTAACTATGAAGAAGTGCCTGATAATTTGACCATATTTGGCAAGTGGTATGGCATGAACGGACAGCCATGGTGCGCCATATTTGTATCGTGGTGCTTTAACAAGGCAGGTCTAAGTAAGACTATTGCGGCTTCTACCGCAAAAGGCTTTGCTTCATGTGACGCTGGCTTGAAATGGTTTAGCAAAAAAGGCAAGTTAGTACCTGTTGGACAAGCGCAAGCAGGTGACATTGTCTTTTTCCAATTTGACAATGACGCTCAACCTGACCATGTTGGAATTGTAGAAAAAAACAATATTAAGCGTCAGCGTCTAGTATGTATTGAAGGCAACACATCACCCGACAAAAAAGGCTCACAATCAAATGGTGGTGGCGTGTATCGCAAGAAACGCGCTTATGCTACTGTAATGGCTGTGGCTAGACCCTAAGGAGGCAGAAATGAAACCAAAAATGAAAGCGATGCTTGAATCATATGTTCGTGCGTTCGTTGTTGCTGCTGGCGTAGCATATAGCGATGGATTCAAAGGCACAGAAGAAATCTTAATTGCTGGTCTAATTGCTATTGCTGGACCTGCTATTCGCGCAATCAATCCAAAAGACCCTGCGTTTGGTGTAGTTGCCGATATTGTTGATGCCGAACTAAATAAATTGGCAAAAGCAGACAAGAAAAAGAAAGCAGTAAAAAAGAAGTAGTCATGGGATTACTAGACGATTTGTCAAATGTAGAAGCATTTGGGAAGGCGCAATCGTTATTTTGCGGAGTATGTACTCTACTTGGTGAACTCCCCGAAGCCGAGCGTGAAGCACTTACCGCAACAATGGCTAGGCCAAAAGTCAGTCACACAGCACTTAGTAAAGTATTAAAAGAAAACGGACACAACATTTCAGATGGCGTGATGGGGCGGCATAGGCGAGGAGTCTGCTCAGGTGTCGCTAAGTGATGGACTAGAACAACTAGAACACGAATCCAATCCTGAAATTGCGGAGTTGCGCAAAGCATTACAAAGAGCGCAAAAAGATTTACAGAAGGCTAAACAACGCACAGAAGAATTGGTTGAAGTAACAATTCAATCGTGTCATGACGCAATTTTGGCGCATGAAAAATTTCCAGAAGTAGATAAACCGCAAGTAACAAAAGGTAATAAAAAGAAACCTGAAGTCGCGCTATGGCATATGACGGATTGGCAAGGCGCAAAACAAACCACTTCTTACAATAGTAAGATTATGGCAGAACGCGTACTTCAATTTGCCAAGACCGCAGTTCGCATCACGGATATACAGCGCGCAGACCACCCTGTCAATGATGTAACAATTATGTTTGGCGGCGATATGGTGGAAGGTCTATTCAACTTTCCTGCGCAAGCCTTTGAAATAGACGCGACACTCTTTGAACAATATGTCACAGTTAGCAGACTTTTGGTAGAAGTCGTGCGCTATGCTCTTGCCCACTACGAGAAAGTAACAGTAGTAGCGGAATGGGGTAACCATGGTCGTATTGGAAGCAAGCGAGATAATGTCCCACGCTCCGACAATTTTGACCGAATGTGTTACGAACTGGCACGACAATTATTGGCAGGAGAAAAACGGCTTACATGGCAGGAGTGTCCAGACGATATACAACGCGTACAAATCGGAAACTATAAAGCACTCCTTATACATGGTGACGAAGTTGGGCGGAATGGATTTGCAAGTCCGAGTGCAATCGTGCAACACGCGAACAGATGGCGAAGTGGCGCATACGATTGGGATTTCCGAGATGTCTATATTGGGCATTACCACACACACGCAGAATGGCCAATGGCAAATGGACAAGGAAGCGTCTATCAAACAGGAAGCACAGAGTCGGATAATCGCTATGCTGGTGTCATGTTGGCAGCAAGCGCAACACCATCACAACGACTTCACTTCATTGACCCAACTAAGGGCAGAGTAACTGCCGCATACAAAGTGTGGTTGGACTAATGAGACCAAAAAAACTTTTAACACAAAACAGTGAATTGAAGCCTGATGGTATTTTTAATTGGTCATTACCAGCGTTTGCTATCAAACTTACCAGTGGTAAAAATTTTAATGTTTGTCCGCAAGCAGGAGCGTGTGCAACTTTTTGTTATGCACGCAACGGAACTTATTTATTCCGTAATGTTCGTTCTCGCCATATTGCCAATTTGGAATATGTATTGGAGGAACCTGAAACATGGTTTACTCATATGCTTGGAGAAGTACAAAATCCACGCATGAAAGGCAAACATATTCGTATTCATGACGCTGGCGATTTTTTCAGCGAAGAATATTTGCGTTTATGGTTGAAAATTGCCGAATTAACACCACAAGTGACTTTCTATTGTTACACAAAAGAGGTCGCATTATTCAAGCGTGTTGTAGAATCAAATTGTCCTGTTAATTTCCGTTACTTGTATAGTCTTGGCGGCAAACAAGACCATCTTATAGACAAATCAAAGGACCGTCATGCAGAAGTATTTCCTAATGATGCCGCAATATTGGACGCTGGATACCAAAATCAAGAAGCAAGCGACTTATTGGCTATTACGCTTCCAACTAACAAAATTGGTATTCCAGCAAACAACATAAGGCATTTCAATAAAAAACTTGCTGGACGCACCTTTGGTGAGGTTCAAACAGAAATAGATAACAAGCGACTAGCAAAATTTGAATAATTATGGAAATAGATGACATACTTGCGGAAGCAAGTTGTTTAATTGGCGGCAATAGACAAGATACCTATGGCAATATAGATGAATCATGGGAACGCGTAGGAAAATTATGGGCAGCCGTCTTACAATTAGACGAACCGATAGAACCACATATGGTCGGTTGTATGTTAGCCCTACTTAAAATTTCAAGAATTGCTAATGACCCAACGCACACGGACAACTACATAGATGCAGTTGCATATGTCGCTGGTGCTGGTCAATTAGCAACCTAGTAGCAAGACAAAGTTACCCCTCACTTCGGTGGGGGGTTATTTTTTTTTACGCGTCTTCGTCCTCATCTTCATCATCACCATAGTCAACCCAAGTAGAGGACATAATTTCTAATCCAGCCGCACTTGCTTGCGCTAAAGATGTAGCAAATAAAACCGCAGCGCGACTACACATATCGGTGATTATGTCGGGATAGGAAGCGTCTTGCTCTATCTTGACATTTAATCCACCAAGATTTATCACGACACGGGCTAGGGGCATGGCTCAAGGATACAACCACACCCAGATTCCCTGAAGTCTGGTCGGCGTGTCTAGGGGCAGACTACACGGGGTATCTAGTCGGGTTGGTTGGTTTATATCGTCTAGGGGGTATGACCGCTTAGAACGGCTGCTACGCCGTCTAACGGGGGTATGGGGTTTTGAGGGGTCGGTCTAGGCATATATCTAGGAAAAAATAACGGTAGATATGTGCGCAAGTGTTACACATACAGTCTAAGTATGTAATAATGGTTCCCATGATGATACGGCACACCGAAGGCGGTCACACCGCGCGCGGTCAATACTGTGTTTACTCATACGCACTTTAACAATTACATAGCAGGATTTAGATAGTCTGTAACGCTTCCCCTAGCGTTATGTTGTACTTGATGGCAACGCCCGTTATCAAATAACTAATTACTTATCGCCGTAAATCGGATGTAATAAGCGCACTGCCTATATGTAGTAGCAACTTTGACGACGAAATCATAGAGAACGAAACGCCTACTAAATGTTAGGCGTCTAGCGGTAAATGCCGCTACTGATGAGTTCAATAATTGAAAGGGTAAATTATGACAAAGTTGACAGTCGGCGATTTCATTAAATGGGCTGAGCCAAAACAAGTTGGCTCGCATGACAGTTGCGTTCAATGTGGACGCAAACTTGGTAAGAAACCTTATTTCGTAGAGGTTTCTATTAGCGGAGCAATTATGCTCAACGGCGTTGGTGTAGATGATGCGCCATCGCAAGGCTGCTGGGGTGTTGGCAGCGAATGCGCCAAAGCATTTGACCCAAAAGTTCTACTTAAATAACAGGACGAAACGCGGTAGCGATACCGCGTCTGCTGGTATCGCCAGCACTGATGAGTCCAATGAAAGGGTAAAAAATGACACTCAATAAAATTGACCGCGACTATTATGAGTACCGTGGTGTCCGTATCAGTCGCACAAAAGGCGGTTGGACATATCGCACGGTTAACAAAAAACGCCACGACTGTGTGGTTCCTGCGACTTTGGAGTTTTTGATGCGCAAGATTGATGCATCGCTAGATAAGGATTACATAACCGTTGAACGCGGTTGTCTTTATATTAACTAGGACGAAACCGCGCTACGGCGCGGTCTGTTGGTAAATGCCAACACTGATGAGTCCATCAGCACTAACAAAGGGTAAATCATGGGTGCAGTTATTACTAAGCCAGTAGTTGTAGAAGTTCCAACAGGTCGCGACATTATTCTTGTTGTTGAAGGCAAGCCTGTTGTTTATATTCGCCACAACGAAACACGCGAAGGCAAAGACCTTCTTGGCGCTTCATACGCTAAACACGAATATGTCGGCATGGGTATCACAGTAAAAAATGATGACAATTACAACTATCAATTTGTTGGTGAATGTGCCAACACAATGGCGTTGGAAATTGCAGAACAAACTATTGATGGTGTAGTTGATGGAATTTACAACCGCTACTACGCCAAGAAAAACTAGACCGAAACCGCCTACGGGCGGTCTTGCCGTAACGCGGCAACTGACGAGGTCAGCAAACGAAAGGGTAATCATGGAATACGCAGTATCTTTGACAGTAAACATCATAGTAAATGCTAAAAATGAAAAACAAGCAATTGACAAAGCAAAAGACATTATTGAAAGCATTAGCAATGCTTACGCTGTTGCTGTTAATAGCACGCAATTAAATGACTATATGGTGGAGGCATAAACATGATTTCATGTCATATGTGCGGCAAACAACTTGGTGCTGGTGGCAAATGGTTATGGTTCCAGTATGACAATGGCGAGAAGGTGCGCGCATTATGTTGTATCGGCTGCCAATTCAAGCACGATGCGCTGACAGATGCAGACGGCAATCGTGTACCAAATGCGTAAAGGCGAAACCCTGCTACGGCAGGGTCTAGTGCTAAATGGCACTACTGACGAGCCTATCGTTAGAAAAATTTGAAAGGGTAATCATGTCACACAATCTAGAAAAATTCGCAGATGGCACTTCCGCATTTTTTACAGCGCGCGAGGTTGCTTGGCACAAACTTGGTACAGTTACCGAAAATGCTCTTACTGCTGAGGACGCGCTAAAAATTGCGCAACTTGACAGCGTTGTTAAGGTCAGTGAAAATGCTGTAACAACTGTTATAGATGGCAAGACAATTTCAGTACCGGGCAAGTTCATGACATACCGCGACCACCCAAAGAAGGGTCTGACAGGACTTGGTGTGGTTGGTAATCGTTACACACCTATCCAGAACACCGAAGCATTTGAATTCCTAAATCAAATTGCTGATGAATCTGGTGCGGTATTTGAAACTGCTGGTTCACTAGGTAATGGCGAACGCGTATTCATGACTATGAAATTTCCACAATCCATGACCCTTGGCGGTGTAGATGTTGTGGACAATTACATCATGGCTGTTAATTCGCATGATGGTACAACTGCCTTTACTGTGGCAGTTACACCTATCCGCGCAGTATGTACCAACACAGTTCGCCTTGCTCTCAACTCAGCGGTTAGCAAAATTTCTCTACGCCACACCGCTAACGCAACACAGAAAGTTCAGCAAGCCCGTGAAACTCTTGGCGTTGTTTTCAAATACCAAGAGGAATTCCAACGCGAAGTTGAACGCCTACTATCTATTGAAATGTCGGATAGTTCGTTCAATAAATTTGTGGAAAAACTAGTTCCACTACCAACACGCAAGGATTCTACGCAGCGTGAGTTAAACACAGTTGAACGCAAGCGTTCCGAAATCACTGGACTTTGGAATGCGCCTACACAGGCTAATGTCAAAGGTACTGCGTGGGCTGCTTACAACGCAGTTGTGGAATGGTCGGACTGGGCGAAAAATATTCGTGGCGGTGCTGACAAATCAACACTCCGCGCCGAGCGTCTAATTCTTGGACAGGGCGAGGAACTTAAGCAGAAGGCACAACTACTGCTTGCTTAAACATATGAGTAGCAACCCCCGATGGAAACGCTGTCGGGGGTAGTTACTTTTACCGTGTATGACTGTAAAATATCAACCAAACGAAAGGGTAATCATGTTGTATCCAGTTTTTCTATTTGTTATCGCAGGTTTATTTGGCACATTACTGGCGTTGCGCTTAATGGCGATTGACGCACAAGAACAACGCAGTTCATTAACTCGCAGAGGCAGAATTGTTGTTGGAATATCTTGGGGCATTGTTATTGCGCTGATTGTCGTAGTTATCAATGGCTCATGGTGGAATTGTGACACCGCAACTTGTTCATTTGTGTGGGGTTACTAATGACACAGGCGGCTCAGCAATTTGTAGATGATTATTTATTGGTTGTGGAAAATGATTTGTATGGCTGGCAGTGGCACAAAGCCGTTGCCGCACAACACAACAACAATGTCTTTGAGTTGGCAGATAATTTGCGTGACGAGTTTGAAGATTTTGTCAGCAAAATTCTTATCAGAATAGACCCAGCACACAACTCATGGCAGGTAAATATAATGCGCGAAATGTTACTTGGCTGGGGTATAACGCCTTACGAAAATATTGCGCGCGAACTATTGGCACGATTTAGTGAAGGGAAATAATGTGCAAACATTTATGACACGCAGTAACTATGCGGAGGTTGCGCAACAGTTAGACGACAAGCGTCTTGGCAAGCAACGCGTAGAGGCATATCAAATAGTCAAAGCGTTACGCGGTGACTATAACGACACAGGCGCATGGGTTAATCACCCTGCTACTGTCATGTGGCGCGGTCATGTCGGTGCGCTGTGCGAATATGGAACCGCTATGTGTTACGAATGGTTAGACCGCGGTTACAGCGATTCATTGTTGTTCCAATTCAAGAACGCAACCGACAGGAATACATCTAGTCCATGGTGGGTCAATAACCAACTGCTACACATGACACACCAATCCAACTTAACTCGCAAACTGCCCGAATACTATGGCGGATTTCAAGTGCCTAGCAATATTCCCTATGTATGGCCTTTGGAAACTGCCAATGAATTCAAACTTGGTTCATTCAAATTAGGAGATAATTTAGAAATGCTTAAAAATAGTAATGTATATCTAACCAGCAAACAGGTAGCCGAATTACTTGGCATTAGTCCAAAAACTATCTCCGCATATAAAGCGCGCAATCAGATGCCCGACCCTGACAAGGAATATGGTCGCACTCCATTGTGGTGCTTATCCACCATTGAAAAATGGCGTGGCGAACTACCAAATATAGAAGTTAAAAAATAAACAACTACAGGAAAGGCAAACATGAGCACAGCACTAGCAATAACAGGTGAACAAACATACTGGACACCTGCGCAAATATCCGCACTAAAACAACTTGGTCTAAGTAATGCCAGTAATGGCGACTTAGCATTTTTCTTTCACCAAGCGCAACGCACAGGACTAGACCCATTCGCGCGACAGATTTATATGATTGAGCGTGGTGGTCGGTACAACATTCAAACCAGCATAGATGGGTTCCGCATTATTGCGCAACGAAGTGGTAAATATCGTGGTCAAGCAGGACCTTACTGGTGTGGCGAAGACGGCGCGTGGAAAGATGTATGGTTAAAAAATACGCCACCACTAGCGGCGCGCGTAGGAGTTTATGCCGATGGTTGGACAGAACCACTATGGGCAGTTGCTAAATGGGATTCATATGCCCAGCAAAGTCCAATTTGGCGCAAAATGCCAGACTTAATGTTGGCTAAATGCGCCGAAGCACTCGCGTTGCGTAAGGCATTTCCAAATGATTTGTCAGGCGTCTATACAGATGACGAAATGAGTCAAGCGGATATTGTTACAGTAGAGGAAAAACCAAAACCGCAGAAAGTTGATTTGAAAGCGGTTCCTGCTACTGAACCAACCAATATAGATTGGCAAGTCATTGATGCTTCTCTTACTGACTTGACCACAAAAGACAAAATTGAAAAAATGTGGAACGCCAATAAGCCAATTTTGGACGCTGTTCACCCTAAGAATGGTGATACTTTGCGCGAGATATTGCTAAAGAAGGTGGCGTTATTAAAATGACAACCACATTCCCACCACACTTACACGACACAATGATGGCGTGTTCTCGCAAGTTGTTCAATGCCGCGCAAGATGGCAATACTGAATACGCAACAGCAGTTATCAAACAGACGATTGAAACTCTTTCCCTAGTTCAATCATTTCTAGAGACAGGAAATAGTAATGGAACTACAAATTGACGATTGTTACTGGTGTGAGGAAAAGATAACCCGTCCAAATAGCACTTTGTTATGGATAGGACAATTTGAATCTGCGGTATGTCTATTTCACCCTGCCAATTTTGACGCAATCAAAATGGACGCAACAGGCGAAACCGCTTACCACCAAAGCATGGAAGAAGTTTATGACATTATTGTTGCCGAACATTACAAACAAAAGGCAATTAGGTCTAAACAAAAACCACGCTTGGTAGATGATAATGCCACAGTTGCGTTATCTAAAAATGCGCAACGCACTAGCAAAGCAGTAGCAGAAAAAATCCTACCTAAGACAGGTTCCTTAAGACGGAGGGTTTATGACTACTGGGTTGGTCGTGGTGACTATGGCGCAACCGATGATGAGGCGCAAGCATTTCTAGGTATAGATGGGAATACCATGCGACCTACTCGTGGCAGTCTAGTTGATGATGGTTACTTAGTTGATTCAGGTCATACACGCAAGAATGAAAATGGTAACGATTGTATTGTCTGGATTGAACGCGAACACGCTTGGGCTAAAGGGTTATTTTTGTGAGAAATAATTGGCGAGATGGGTGGGCATTGACATATTCCCACCCTATTGTCCGTGTTAAAGAAGTTAGACCAGAACCAGTTACGCGTTGCGGTTATTGTGGCGCGTGGAAAATTACTAGTCAAGCATGTAATTCATGCGGAACGGAAAGCAAATGACGATAACACCTGAACGCGTTGAGGCTCGCCTATACGAACTCAGCAAAGAAATAGATGAAGCGCATGACGAATTGGTCAATGCGGAAAAGAATTACCATAATGCCAAAGCCAAGTTTGAAATTCGTATAGCACACGAACGCTTGAACATTGGTCTGAATAATCTGAAACTGCGTGTAGGAGATGTAGCGGATAAGGCATTAACTCAATGCGAAAACGAATGGTTTGATTTACAGCAAGCCGAAGCATTGGTCAAGGCAGCGCGAGCCAACTCAAATCGTGTACGGACACAAGTGGATATTGCTCGCTCTATTGGAACCAGCGTTCGCGCTTCCATGGAAGTCTAAACAAAGGAGAAGGGTAATGAAAACAGTAAAGGAAATCTATGACCGAATTGCTGATAGACCACAAACAGAGGTTCTATTTGCACCTATGTTTACCAAACAGGAAGCAGATGAATTCATAGAGGAACATTATGAGGACGATAAACAAAAACCACTCACAGACGACGAATGGTTTGAGGTGGTCCAAAAAATGGGCAACGATGATGCTGTATGGCAGGAACTAATATCTTGCTGGAACTACGCAATAGAAAAAGTCATAACAAATCGCGAGAAGGGTAAAGTAAATGGCAGCAGCAAATGAACTAATCAAGGCAATAACCATTGCCAGCAAAAGCGAACAGCGCAGTAAACAAAAGGCGATAGGTCCAAGCGAGATTGGTGGGTGTCGTAGGCGTACTTGGTTGCGACTCAATGATGCCGAAATTACCAATACGGATACATTCCGCTTTCCTGCCATGTTCGGTACGGCTATCCATTCATACATACTTAATGCTTTCAAGAAATTAGACCCGTTTGAGGAACGATTTATCTTGGAAGCAGAATTTGAATCCAAAGACGATAGTTTGATTGGTCATGTGGATATGTATGACAAGGAAAAGAAGGAAATTGTGGATTGGAAGTCCATGAAAAAAGCAGGATTGCGTTATTTTCCAAGTCAGCAGCAGCGTTGGCAAGTTCAACTGTATGGTTATCTAGTACAAAAAAATGGTTATGAAGTAGAAAATGTAACGCTGGTTGGAATTCCGCGTGATGGTACGGAAGCAGATGTTGTATTCCATACCGAACCATATGACCCTGCTGTTGTAACGGAAGCACTCAACTGGGTAACACAAGTCAAACTAACTCAGGTGATTCCACCTGCCGAGAAAGATGTGTCATTTTGTGCTGGCTATTGTCCGTACTATGACGCGTCTGGGAAAGTGGGTTGTACTGCACGCCCAAAAGCAGAAGCGGAAGGCGCTATTATTGAGGACACAGTGGTCCAAAATGTAGCGAAAAGATACTTAGAGATAACCAAGGAAATAGGTGCTCTAGAGGACGAGAAGGACGCTATAAAGGGCGTTCTGGAGGGCGTAAATGGAATTACCCAAGATGGTCTTAAAGTCGCTTGGTCGGCTGTTGCTGGACGGAAATCCATTGACGAAGATGCGGTCAAACAAGCACTTGGTCATGTTCCATACAAAGTGGGTAACCCGTCTTATAGATTGGCGGTAAAAAATGTCGGAGCATAATTGCGCAGGTATTAAAGGCGTAGGTAACTCCGTAGTGGCTTGCCAATGTCTATCGGTGGAAATGTTAAACAAGGTCATGGATTTCGTTCGGTTGGATATTATCCGCGAGATACAGGCATTTGCCAACGATTATCACCATCATATAGAAGGTCGTGATGTGGTTATTGTTGAACAATTGTTAACATTTTTACGACCAGTAGAAGGGCAGAAATCCAATGAATGAAGACGCTTGGGATAAATGTAAGGTTGTAAATTGCGACAAATGCCATTGTGACGAATGCGAACTAGAACATATTGCTGTTCGGAACGGAGATGTCTAATGGGCTGGGTACGACTTGATGACAACTTTGCAGACCACCCAAAAGTTATTGCGTTATCCGATACGGCATTTCGTTTGTTTGTAACGGGTCTGTGTTATAGCAATAGACATTTAACAGATGGGCTAGTGCCATATCAGATGGTAAGTGCGTGGGTAGGTGATAATCCTATGAAACCTAGCGATGAACTGGAAGACCAAAATCTGTGGGAACGGGTTGATAAAGGTTTTCTAATTCGCTCGTATGACGAGTATCAACCTACACGGGATAGCGTAGAAGCCAAGCGACAGCAAAACAAGGAACGATTGGCTCGTTTTCGTGAGCGTAAAACGCAAGTGAAACGCGTTTCAAACGCAGATGAAACGCTTATCCCAACCCAACCCAACCCAACCCAACCCAACTCTTTAGATATAGATATATCTAAAGAGGTAGAGCCATACGAATCGGATACTCCGATTCCGCTACCGCGCGTGAAATCTGCTCGTATTTCTGTTCTAAAAATCCACGAAAAATTGGTGATAGCACGCAACGCTGGTGTGAATTCGTGGAATCTATCTCGTCTTGTTGAGGAAGAATGGGATTCGTTACACGGCGCAGATGATATTGGCGGTTGCATTGCCTTGACGATTTGGTATGTCGCCGAGTTACAAAGCCGCCAACTCACATCAGCAGAAATAAGCCGAATTGGTCAAATGACTAAACGCTTTGGTCGTATTGCGTTACTGGCAATTGACGAAGCCGCGTCTAAAGACCTTGACGATTTGGTGAGTTATGCCTTTAGGATAGCGCAACGAATGTACGCGGATAGGAAAGCATGATACTGGAAAACGGCTACGAAATACCTGAAGGCTATGAAAGTATGAGTTGTTTCCATAACTGTGGATTCATCATCATTTGGCAATCTGGTAAGCACGAAGGGGTGGGCGAGAAAATGGACGCTCACTTAGAGGAATGTCCAACCAAACCAAAACGAAGTCCATTTAGAACGAAGGGTATGTAATGAATCTGGAAAATCATTGTGGCAAAAGCGGTTGTATTTGTACCCACACAGAGCCTTGTGAAAGAGGGTTTATTTGGGTAGAATATTATGAAGAACAAAAGAAGACTACGGCAGATGGGAATACCAAAGTAACGGCTCAGCGTTACGAAGGTGTACAATTCTGCTCAACTTGTAGTCCAGAAAGAGCAAGTATAGTTGCTACATCACGCAACTCACACGAAATGGGCGAGCGACTCCGCGCTCGTAGTAACCATCAAAAACTCAAATCATACGAAGAAGACGAGCGTTCTAAAACACGGACGCTATGAGGTACTTCAATGACAACAAACAAAAAATGGCGAGTAAGAGCCTTTGCGCTTATCTACTTTGCCTGTCTTTTTACATTCGTAGGTCCAACGGCTCAAACACAACCACCAATAGTTGAATCTATAATTGTGGAACCCGTTACACCAAAGGAATATGCTAAAGATTTAGCCAAGACCTTATATGGCTGGAATCAAGCACAGTTTAAGTGCCTAGCAATTCTGTGGGGTAAAGAATCCGCATGGAATCCAACAGCGGTTAGTCCAACCAATGACCATGGAATTCCACAACGCAATATGCCCAACGCAACTAGCGCCGAGAAGAAAGCATTTTTAGAAGATACCGAAGCGCAAATTGAGTGGGGTCTTGGATACATCAAGCATCGCTACGAAACTCCTTGTAATGCTTGGTCTTTTTGGCAGAAAAATAACTGGTACTAAATGAGGTCATTTTTTGTTGCTGGCAGACCTGTTCCACAAGGTTCACTAAAGTTCATACAAGGGCGACCTATTCATGTTCGCGCAACCGACCTAGCGGTATGGCGTGCGGATATTGCTAGAAACGCGGAAGCGGTCGGCTACAAGCCTGTGACGACAGGGGTGAAGGTAATCATTAAGTTTATTTTCAACCCTCCCAAAACCGTCTCTAGACCGCTTCCATGGGTCAAACCCGACCTAGATAAATTGGTTCGCGCCGTTTTAGATGGTCTGAGTGGCGTTGCCTATGTAGATGATTGCCAAGTGGTTGAATTGGTTGCTAGAAAAGAATACGGACCAAAGGCAGGGGCAATTATCTGTGTTGAAGACTATCCTTGGAAACTATGAGATTATTAGATGAAATCCTAAGCGATTATCCTCGCGTCTGGGAATTTTACAAACACGACTCAACCGAAAAAGGACGCGCACCTAAGTTTTCACAGCGTTATCCATTACCGCTTGGCACAATTAGCATGATGATGGATTTCCACAAATGGACACATAAAACCACTTACTTGGTAGCAGGTCAGTTACAGCAAGCGTTACCAGTACCAGTTCGCAGAACCGATGTTGGACCTTGCCCGTTAGTCATGTCGCGTGTTCGTTGGTTAAGTTACTCATGGGAAGAATTAGTGCGTAAGCGCAAGTCATTGTCACAAACACTAGGCGATGAGGTAGTTCATTGGCACACCCGTATCAGGGTCAAAGTCAATGATGGAGATGTTTATACCTACGAGTCCGAAATGGTCTGTGATGGTTGTGGTCACCGAAGCGTCATGTGTGTAAATGATAAATTTGTCTGTGTGAATACTGGTTGTAAGAATCCTTTGACAGGGCAGTTCCGCACTTGGCAAAAGACTTAGAGGTTGTTCGCGCTCTTGTTTGGGCACGCGCAAGAGGATACTGCGAGAAATGTGGCAAGTCACTTTCAAGTTCATGGGCGTTACACCATAGAAAATTGCGTAGCCGTGGCGGCAAAGACGCTATTGAGAATTTCCTAGCATTACATCATGGTTGTCACAATTTAGACACAGACAGCGTTCATAACAATCCTGCTGACAGTATGGCTAAGGGTTATATGGTTTCAACTTGGGCTGACCCTGCGGAGTGTCCTGTGACGCTTCCAAGCGGTGATATTGTTATACTTACAACGGAAGGCACTTACAAATATGTAGAAAGGAATGGCTATGGCTGGTGAACCACTTGTTACTGTAATTGGTAACTTGGGAACTGATGCCGAATTCAAGAAGACACCAAAAGGAACACCTGTTACATCTTTTAGTATTGCGAACACACCTCGCAAACAATCAGGAAATGAATGGGTAGATGGCGATACAACTTGGTTTCGGATTTTCGTATGGAATCGTGACGCTGCTGGAACTGCGCTAGCGTTAAAAAAAGGCGACAAAGTAATTGTTACAGGTCGTCTGCAAGTTTCAAATTACATGGACAAAGAAGGTAACAATAGAACGACATTGGAAATTAACGCCGATGGCGTAGGACTTATTCCAAAATATGCTCCTGAACCACAGGAGCCACGCTCGGACAAATCAGATGAAGAACCAATAGAGGAGTTCCCATGGTAAGGCATGGTTTTCGTACACTTGGAAAAATATCCATAGGTTTTGGCTACGGCAAGCGTTTCGCTCTCGGTTTTTGTATTGACGAATGGTCTATCAATATGGATATTGGTCCATTTTGGTTTTATTTGGAATGGTAGCCGAGCGTTACAAATTCGTAGAGGACGCATTAAATAATGTCCTGCGGTTCACGAATTACGATAACAAAAAGATACTGAACCATCAAATACTTTGCGAGCAAATGTATTGGACTATTCGCAGAGATATGGCTAAAGAACTGTTACAACTCATTGACGCTGGCGGAGATGCTTACTCTCGGTTAGCAAACATCAAGAAAGTTTTAGAGGAACAATGACAGAAGGCAACGGAATTATTGATAGCGAAGTAGCAGCGATGCTTCTGGGAATCAGCAAAAACAATCTCCGTCAGTTGGTTCACAGAAAACAATTAGTGCCAGTGGGAAGGCAAAAACGCAGGTCCACCTTTCACCTGCAAGATGTGCTGGCACTACAAACACGCCGAGGCGATACTGGGCAGGAGAGGAATACTTCTGCGCCTTAGTGTGTTACACTTCCTGCCAATGGGAGAGGTCTGTCCATGTGCGTTATTACCCTTCCGCACTATGACAGCCTCTCCTATGTGGGAAGGCGATAATGAAAAGAATTTTAGTAACAGGTGGAGCAGGTTTTCTAGGCTCTCATTTAGTCAAACGACTAATAGAACATAACGAAGTAATAGTTGCGGATAATCTATTTACAGGTAACAAACAAAATATCCAACAATTTTTTTCCAATCCAAATTTTGAATTCATCAGACACGACATTACCTTTCCGCTTTATGTAGAGGTAGATGAGATTTACAACTTGGCTTGCCCTGCTAGTCCAGTTCATTACCAAAAGAATCCAGTACAAACATTAAAAACAAATGTACATGGTGCGATTAACATGCTTGGTTTAGCCAAGCGAGTTGGTGCAAAGATATTACAAGCATCAACATCTGAGGTTTATGGCGACCCAATTATTCACCCACAAGTGGAAGATTATTGGGGGAATGTCAATCCAATAGGAATACGCTCTTGTTATGATGAAGGTAAGCGAGCGGCAGAAACATTATTCTTTGATTATCACCGCCAGTATGACTTATCCATCAAAGTAGTCCGTATTTTTAACACATATGGACCAAATATGAGTTTGAATGATGGCAGAGTTGTAAGTAACTTTATCAAGCAAGCATTACTTGGTGAAAATATAACAATTTATGGCGATGGTTCACAGACACGAAGTTTTTGTTATGTAGATGACTTAATTGACGGCATAGTTAAGTTTATGGATTCGCCTAAAGAATTAACTGGTCCAATGAATTTGGGCAATCCAACAGAATTTACAATGGTACAACTTGCTGAATTGGTCATAAACCTAACCAATAGTAAATCAAAAATAATTTATCAACCGCTACCACAAGACGACCCACGACAACGCAAACCTGATATTGGTTATGCTAAACAACTTGGCTGGGAACCAAACATAAACTTGCTTGAAGGCTTGACTAAAACTATTGAATATTTCAAAGATAAAGTCAAATAGGAGAAGGAAATGGAAGCAAAATCATTTGTGGCGGAATGGATTGACACACAAGACCTAAAACCACACCCCAGAAATTACCAACAACACCCAGACTACCAACTACGCCACATTATCAAGTCTATTGAAACTCATGGGTTTTATCGTAATGTTGTAGTGGCAAAAGATAATACAATTTTGGCTGGACATGGCGTTGTTGAAGCCGCTACTCGCTTAGGTATAACACAGATACCAGTACATAGAGTTGATTTAATGCCAGACGATACAAAAGCACTACAAATCCTTACAGGCGACAATGAAATCAACAATCTTGCAGTAGTCAATGACAGAATGTTGACAGAGTTGCTCAAAGAAATAGCGCTAGATGACACAGCAGGGTTAATTGGTTCAGGTTTTGATGAAAACCAACTAGCCACACTGGCTATGATTACGCGACCAGCGCACGAAATAAAAGACAAAGACGAAGCCGCTGAATGGTTGGGTATGCCTGACCTTGAAATTGAAAAGCCGTCCATTAGACTTATTGTTCACTTTGATAACGAAACAGACCGCGAAGAATTTGCCAAACTAATTGGCTATAAGTTCACGGAAAATACAAAGTCAATCTGGTATCCACAACGCGAACGAGATGATGTTACCTCGGTAGAATTTGTTGGCTAATATGACTAAGTTATTGCCGCAATATCCTGTCTATGTGATTAGCAAAGGGCGTTACGAACGCAATCTTACGGCTAATTTTCTTGTCAAAGATGAAGTTCCATTTCATCTAGTTGTTGAACCACAAGAATTTGACGAGTATGCAAGCAGATACGGCAAAGAACGCATATTGGTTTTACCATTTAGCAATCTTGGTCTAGGTGGAATTCCAGCACGAAATTGGGTCTGGGAACACGCCAAAGAACAAGGTCATAAACGCCATTGGATTCTTGACGACAATATCAACGGAATTTGGCGATATTACAAAGGTAAGCGCTTACCTATGAAATCAGGCGCCGCATTTAAGATTATAGAAGACTTTACCGAGCGTTATACCAACATTGGTATTAGCGGTATGAATTACACAACCTTCATTGGACTTGTCGCATCAGGCGGCAAAATGCCACCATTTTATTTGAACACGCATATTTACTCATGCTTGTTGATTTTGAATGAATTGCCCTATCGTTGGCGTGGTAGATACAACGAAGATACAGACTTATGCTTACAGGTTTTAGCCAATAACTGGTGTACCGTGGCATTTAATATCTTTGGACAACTTAAAGCCGCCACAATGACCATGAAAGGCGGCAATACAGATGAGTTATACAAGGGCGATGGCAGATTGGAAATGGCGCGTACATTAGAACGCTCATGGCCTTACACTGTAACAGTTGGACGCCGATTTAAGCGACCACAACACATTGTTCACCAAGCATGGCGCAAGTTTGATACACAGTTAATCCGCCGAACGGATATTGACTGGGATAAAATCGCCGAAACCACATATGACCTGAAATTAGTCCAAGTGGCAGACGAGATTAAAAGTGCAAGAATCAAGAAGTTATTGAAAGATTCAGGCAATGGCGCGCCCGAGTAAACTTACAGAGAGAACTAAGAACCTGCTTTTACAAGCGTTACAAGCAGGAAATGACCAAAAAGTAGCCGCACAAATGGCTGGTATTGGTGAAACAACTTTTTACCGCTGGATGGAAATGGGCGCGGAAGAAAAGGCTAAGAAGGAGTATCGGGAATTCCGGGAGTCAGTTGAACGGGCTATTGCGGAAGCGGAAGTCGCGGCTGTTGCTCGTATTCAACAAGCAGCCGTCAATGGTAGATGGCAAGCAGCAGCATGGTGGCTAGAAAGAAAACATTCGGAACGCTGGGGAAGGAACGATAAGATTCGCGCCGAAATCTCAGGTCCAAATGGACAACCAATAGAGATAGACATAGAGGAAGCAAAGAAGGCAATCCTTGAGTTCATCAACGAAGGCAATGTAAATGGGGCTATCACTCAGAGAACAAATCTCACTGTTACCAATACAGGAACAGCAGAATTGGCTGAGCCAACAGAGTAACGATTACATTCAGAGCCTTGTTCGTAAGCCTTGGTGGTTTATTGGCAGACCTGAACAATATGAACCAGAAGGTAATTGGAACATCTGGTTAATTCTTGCTGGTCGTGGCTGGGGCAAAACAAGAACAGGCGCAGAATGGCTTGCTGAACGCATCTTGACAACACCAAAAGCACCAGACGGCACAGGAACGCAATGGGCAATTATCGCACCGCGTTTTAGTGATACCAAAACAGTATGCGTAGAAGGTCCGTCAGGATTACTTGTAGCGTTACGCAATCGCGGTTTGGTTAATGAAATAGATTTTGTCTATAACAAATCGTCATACAAGATTACATTCAAAGATGGACAAATAGTCCATATGTTTGGCGCGGATTCACCTGATAGTGGTCGCGGATTAAATTTATCGGGAGCATGGCTAGATGAAGTCGCGGCATGGCCTTATCCATATGAAACATGGACAGAAGGTTTAGCACCAGCGCTTCGTATTGGCGACAGACCACGCATTGTGGCAACAACAACGCCAAAACCAATTAAACTGTTACGCGATTGGGTTACACGAACCGATGGTTCGGTTCATGTTACACGCGGAAGCACATTTGATAACGCACGAAATTTGTCTGAAACCGCGCTCGCGGAACTGAAGGCGCGCTACGAAGGTACGCGCACAGGAAGGCAAGAGTTATATGGCGAACTGCTTGAACAAGCAGAAGGCGCATTATGGCAACGCCAATGGATAGAAGATACTCGCGTCACCACCGACAAAGTACCACCGCTATACCGCATAGTTGTTGCTATTGACCCAGCAGTAACTAGTGGAGAAGATAGCGATGAAACAGGAATTGTTACAGCAGGAGCATCATCAGACGGACATTTCTATGTGTTATCTGATGACAGCCTACGCGCTACTCCAAACGAATGGGGTAAGCGAGCGATTGAAGCATTTAGAAAACACAAAGCAGACCGAATTGTCGCCGAAACAAATAACGGTGGCGACATGGTTATCATGGTGCTTCAACAGGTAGATAGGAACGCACCAGTAACTAAGGTTCATGCCACACGCGGTAAGCGAGTGCGAGCAGAACCTGTCTCGGCTTTATATGAGCAGTACCGCGTTCATCATGTTGGCGCATTTCCACAATTGGAAGACCAAATGGTGATGTGGACACCTGAAAGTGCGGAATCACCTGATAGACTAGACGCACTAGTGTGGGCGCTAACAGAACTTAAAGATGGTTCAGTATCATTGACAGGGCTACAAAATCTTGCGATTATCTGTGGCGCGTGTCAGATGCCGAATAAGAAAACCAATAAGATTTGCGAATACTGTAATACAGCGCTAGGAGCGTAAATGGCAGTAACCTACAACACCACGATTGACCAAGGTGCGGATTGGTACATTACTTTTATTTACGAACAACCCAATGGAACTCCTGTCAATATAACCAGTTACACGGCAGCGTTACAGGTCAGAACATCACCATTGGCTAAAACGGCAGTATTGACATTAACAAACGGAAATGGCATAACCATTACAGGCAACACAGGCACAATTGCGTGTCACGCAACCAACGCACAGACAACCGCAATTACCAATGGCAGATATGCTTACGATATTGAAATTACTTCGCCACAAAATGTTGTAACGCGTTTAGTTCAAGGTACCATTGAAGTAACGCCACAAGTAACGAGGACATAATGGCAGACGAAACAGTAGTAGTCCAAGTAACGCAACCAATCATTCGCGTTACAGCGCCCGGACCACAAGGTGGCGCAGCACAGATTTTCTATACGCACACACAAGCGGTAGCAAGTAGCGTATGGACTATCAATCACAATTTAGGTGGCGAACCCACAGCAGTTGTGCTTGACAGCGCAGGTACTCAATGTGAAGGCACATTTAGTTATCCAAGCAAGAACACAATGGTAATAACCTTCACGGCAGCCTTTACTGGCACCGCGTATGTAATATAGGAGAAATAATGTCACGCAAATTCTTGGTCAGTATTGACCTCAATAAGAATGAATTACAAAACGCGGTAATTCAAAATCTTGCTACAGCGCCGTCAACCCCATTAGACGGACAAATTTATTACAACACCTCTGATGACACGCTGTATTTTTACAATGGTACTTCGTGGGTTAACTTCGTACAGACAACACAAGTTCAATACGGAACATTTAGTAATCGCCCTGCGGCTAATACTGTTCCTGCTGGAACTCTTTATTTCGCTACTGATTACAATTTGTTATACCTCAGCGATGGTTCTTCTTGGGACCAAATCTCATCTTTTGGCACAGTATCGGCTCAAACCTCCTATGGCGATACTTCCTCAAGCGGAACTAGCAACGATTATGCTCGCGCTGACCACACACACGGAACTCCATCACTTACTTCATCAGCGCCACAATCACTTAGCGTTGGAGGAAGCAACAGCGTAGGTACTGCTACCACACCTGCTCGCGCAGACCATGTTCACGCATTACCTAACTTTGGAAATGTTTCCGCACAGACTTCTTTTGGTGCTTCTTCTGCTAACGGAACAGGCACAGAGTTCGCTCGCAACGACCATACTCACGGAACACCTGTTCACGATAACGCGGCACACAGCGCAATCAATCTTTCAGCACTCGCAGTTCCTACTGCTGATGTGTCATGGGGTAACTACAAGATTACAAGTCTTGCTACCCCTACTGCTGACAGCGATGCCGCAACCAAGTCTTATGTTGATGCAACAGCACAAGGTCTCGCAATCAAAGAGGCAGTTCATCTAGCGACTGCGGCAATTCTTCCTAACAGCCCTGCTTGGACAAGCACAAATGGCGGAACATATACCGCTACAACTTATGGACAGATTTCTATTGATGGACAACTTGCTACTGACGGACAACGCATTCTCGTCAAAGACCAAGTTCAATCTCAATACAATGGTATTTATGTAGTCACCACACAAGGCGATGGCGGAACCTACTGGGTCTTGACTCGTTCCGCAGATGCGAATACTTCTGCTGAAGTTAAGTCAGGTATGTTTACCTTCGTACAGACTGGCGATACTCTTGCTAATACTGGCTGGGTACTTACAACCGATAACCCAATTACCCTTAACACAACTGGTCTTACATTCACACAGTTCTCGGGTGCTGGTACTTATACTGCTAGCAATGGTGTTGCTCTTGGCGCAGTTGGCGGAGCAAATAACTTCTCAGCAGTCGCAGGAACAGGCATTACTGTTACAAGCGGTGGCATCAATATTGACACTAGCGTTGTTGTACGCAAGTACGCAGCCAATGTTGGTGATGGCTCAAGCACTTCTATCACAGTTACGCACAACCTCAACACTCGTGATGTAATTGTCACGCTTTATGATAACAGCAGCCCATATGCCGAAGTCATCTGCGATGTATTACACGCAACAGTAAATACTGTTACACTACAATTCTCAGTTGCTCCAACTTCAAATCAATATCGTGTAGTAGTACACGCTTAGGAGGCTAGCGTGGGTCTGCTTGACAGATTGGCTAGGGCAGTCGTAGCGGAGATACAAAAAGCACCAAATCTCCCTGCTGGCTCTGTAACCATGACCGAACAGGAAATGGTTAATCGTTCTAGTCCAATGAACCAAACATACGGACAAAGTGTTGGGTTACCTCGTAATCCGATTTGGCCAAGTGTTCCATTTACACCCGGAAATCCAATTGTTCCCGGTGCTATTAACCCGTTGCGTGAAGATGGTCGTCCTGACCCACGCCGTTACGAATATCAGGTTGCGCAAAATATCAACATTACCGCAACGCGTCTTGTTCCATTTACGACATTACGCGCTACGGCAGACCAAGTTGACATTATTCGCCGTTGCTTGGAAGTAATTAAAAATAAAGTAACTGGTATGGATTGGGATATTGTTTTATCTGATGATGCGTCCGAGCGTATCGCCGCTGAATCAGGTAAAGACCATGTACGCGCTATGGCTACTGCTCGTCAAAAATTCACCGAAGATATTGCTCGCCTACGCGCATTCTGGGAAAATCCAGATAAAGCAAATGGCTACACATTTTCGGATTGGATTAACCTATCGCTAGAAGAAATTCTAGTTATTGACGCATGGGCTATTTGGCCACAGCGCGCAGTCAATGGCGACTTATATGGATTCCAAGTGCTTGATGGCACAACTATCAAGCCACTAATTGACGACCGTGGTATGCGTCCAATGCCACCTAATCCTGCATTCCAGCAAATTCTTTACGGCTTTCCTCGTAGTGAATTTATGGCACCGAACGAATTGGAAGATGCTGATGGCGAGTTCACCTCTGACGAATTATCTTATTTGGTCAAAAATAGAAGGTCATGGACTATCTACGGCTTTTCCCCAACTGAGCGCTCACTACCTCTTGCTGACATATATCTGCGAAGACAACAATGGTTACGAGCAGAATATACAGATGGTGTTCTCCCTGAACTAATGTTCCAAACTGACGCCACCTTTGGTAATAACCCAGAGTTGTTGCGTGCGTATGAAAACATTTTTAATGACGATTTGGCAGGACAAACACAACAGCGCAAGCGCTCGCGTGTATTACCTGCTGGCTTTATCCCACATCAATTTGATGGATACGGCGAGAAATTCAAAGATGTACTAGACAACTATCTTGTTACTTCTATTTGCGGTCACTTTGGCGTACTACCAAGCGAAATTGGATTTAGCGGTAGTGGTTCATTAGGCGCATCAGGGCTACAAGAAGGTGAAACGCTATCAGGCGAAGTCATTGGCATTGCGCCATTGGTGGATTGGATTAGCAAACAACTAACCAATTTGTCCTATCTTTATCTTGGTATGCCACGCGAACTAGAATTCAAGATTCTATTTGAATCAAAAGTGGATACAGAAGCCGAAGCACGCCGTATTGATATTGAACTTAAGAACGGCAATCGCACTGTAAATGAAGCGCGTTCTGCAAGTGGTTTACCACTATTGGATACTCCGCAAGCAGATATGCCAATGCTACATAGCGGTTCTGGTCTATTTTTCCTCTCACCAGAAGGGATTATTGATGCCGCAACCGCAGCGGGAGCGAGTGCTCTTGAAGGTCCTGATGCTTCGCCAATTGACGGCGGACTCACCATCGGTGAAGAACCCGAAACTGAGACAGGAAAACCTGTTGAAGAAGTGGTTGAGGATACGGAGGAAGAAGAAAGTAATCAGGCTGCTGAGGAAGTTAAGAAATTCCTAAAGTGGCTCCGTAAAGGTAACCGCAAACGCCCGTTTAACTTTGAAGTAATTGAAACGGACTACGCTGAGGTTATTAACAAATATGTCGCTATTGGTGACGAAGAATCTGCTCGTTGGCACGCGGAGAGATACATAGGGCTATAAATGAAACCGAACACAAAACGCCTTAAAACAAGGCTTGCTGTTCGGCATCAACGCGCTATCCGTAATGCGATACGCGAATCAGTTAATGTTCAGGACATTGTTGATGCGTGGTTCGCAAACTTTCCATCAGGTTCTGGAACTGTTACACCTGACGATGCTCGCGCATGGGCACGCGTCCATGTAATAGTCAATACACGCATTATGCGTAACACTTTATTTAACCTCTACGCAGATAGCGTTGTATTAGGTACAGACCTAAGCGCTTATGAAATAGCGCGTAAGGCAAAGGTAGGTAAAGCGGCTCCAAGTAAGAAAGATTTACAACGAGCGTTGTCAATCAACTGGAATACATGGAAACCGGGAAATCGTGCGGCATCATTACGCCTACGCCCTAGTTCTACGCTATATGACTTACTTAATCGCGGTACAAGTATGTCTGATGAAATTACCATGACGACAGTTAAGCGAATTGGCTCAATATTGGCTCGCACGCTGGACGAAGGTTTAACACCATCAAAAGCATCTATCTTGATAGATGAGTTGATAGATGACCCTGTACGAGCGTTAATGATTGCTCAGACAGAAACCTCTTATGCGGTGGTTCAAGCCTCATTAGACCTCTATCGCGAGTCTGGTGTGGAAATGATTGAATATTTGGTGGCAGACCCATGCGACTTATGTTCAGAAAATTTGGAAGCATCTCCGATACAGTTAGGTCAGGAATGGCCAAATGGTGACCCACCTGTACACCCAAATTGTATGTGTGATGTTGCTCCATATGTAGTAGATACTCAGTTCATAAACGAGTAAAGGATAAATATGAAAGACACAAGCGTATATGCTGGCATTGTCAAGATGGACGACAATGGTGACGGCACACTTACCGTTTATGGTAAAGCGACAGATGACTCCATTGACATTGACCAACAGATTTGTGACCCTGCGTGGTTAGACCGCGCCATGCCAGAATGGTTTATGTCAGGTGGCAACATTCGCGAACAGCACAGCAATATTGCGGCTGGCGTAGCACAAGAATATGAACAGAAGAATGATGGACATTACATCTCTGCTCTTGTTGTTGACCCAGTATCGGTTAAAAAAGTAAAAGCACGCGTATTAAAAGGTTTTAGCATTGGCATCAAAGCGCCACGCGTAGTGCGTGACCAAAAGGCAGCCAACGGCAGAATCATTGACGGACAAATTGTTGAGGTATCGCTTGTTGATAGACCTGCCAATCCTAATTGCCAACTTGTATTGGCTAAATCAGTAACAGGCGAAAAGACCTTAGTTAAAACTGAGGAACTAATTGAAAAGCATGGCGACCATGACCAAGCCGACCATGGAAATCGTGGTGGTGGCAGTTCAGATGATAGATTCCGTGATGCTCGTGATAATACAAAAGACGAAGAATTGCGTGGTTCAGCAAGAGAAACCAAAGACGATATTTCAGAACTGAAAGCAGACTTGAAAAACGAAGGTTATGACGCTAAAACCATTAACACAGCAGATAAAGCAGAAACTGCTATGCGTAATGCTTCTAGCAAATTAGATGAAGCCGTTAGAGGTGCTGACGGAGAAGAACATGTAGAGGCTTTGCGTTCAGCAATGGACGATTTGGATAAAGCCTACGCGCTACTTGACAATGTTCATCATGGCGATGCTGACATTATTCAAGACAGAATTGGTGAAACTTACGCAGAAATAGATAGTTATTTATCAGATTTAGATTCTGAGCATGAATCGTATCTAAATATGGCAGCACAAATCCGACACAAGGAGATAGTAATGGCACGCAGAACAAAGGCAGCAAAATCTGCCGTAGCAAAAGAAGCAGATGGTATGCCAATGAACGGCGAAGCCAAATCAATCCCATCTCGCGATGAAATGATGGAGCGTTACGCAGGTGCGCGTAAAGCCCTAGATGATGTAACTCGTATGTGTAAAGAATACGGATACGGCGACATTGAAAAGCAATATGGTGAAACCGCAGAACAGGAAACCGCCGAAGGTCCATCTGTCGGTGCTGAAACCGCACAAGAAGAAGCACAAGAGGCAGAAGGCAAGAAACCACTAGATAAAGAACTAGTTGTTGAAGATAATGAAATGGCGGATAAGTCAGTTCATAAATGCTTAGAATGTGGCTGTAACCAACCAGCAAATAATCATGGCGACCCAAATATGTCCACCGCTGTAATGAGCAGCCCAGACCAGACGCCAACGGGCGGTCCAATGATTCAACCACCAACGCCAAAGAGCGTTGAGACTATCCTTCCACCTTCTACTATTGAAGAAATTGGAACGATTACAGAAGAAGATTCTGACGAGGAAGACTCGACAGAGAAGTCCCTGCTCGCTGATAGCGTAAATGCTGTCATTGAGAAAGCCGTAAAGAGTGCTATGGCTTCAGTACAGGCAGAAATTGCTGAGTTAAAATCCGCAAAAGAGGCGGTAGAGAACAAAGCAACATCTCTTGAACAGGAGTTAGCAACGGCAAAATCTCTCGCAATAGGTGGCGGTCCAAAACGGACAACCATAGCGACAGGTGCTAAAACCAATAACGAGTGGAAAGCCAAAGCAGATTTATATCTAGCAAAGGCGTCCGCTACAACCGATAACGACTTGGCTAAGGGATACCGCGAAATGGCAAAAGATTATCTTGCTAAAGCGGCAACCGAAGCACAAGCGTAACTCTTTACAGAAAGATAACAATGGCTAAAACACAACTCAAAGCAGCGGACTTGTACAACGAGTCCAATCCAAAAGTTGCTGCTGAGCGCCATGAGGAATACACCGCAGAACTAAGCAAGGCGCTATCAGCACCTCGCTCATTCAACGGCGAAACTCTTGGAACTTCAACAGACGCCACAGCACAGATTGAGGCACTTGTCGCAAACAAGTCACTCGCACCTGAGGCTGTCGCATCTTTGAATACTGCTCTCGCAGCACAGCGTGGCGCAATGGGCGACATCAACAAAGAAATCACCCTTACTCAGCCACTCTCCTCATCATTCGCAGCGTTTGACCTAGAAGCACCTGCGAAACTTCTCACACCTCGTCCAACACCACTCCGTAACAAACTCCCACGCAAGCGTGGAGTTGGTACTTCGCACCGTGTCAAGAGAATTCTTGGTTACACTGGTACAGGTACAGGCGGACAAGGAAACATTTGGCCGGGCATTACCGAAACAACACAGAACAACTTTGCTCCAGGAGCATCTAATCCGTTCTACCTAGAGCGCGGTCCTCAGATTTCCTACACAGCAGACGACCTCGTGTTGCCTTACAACTCTTACTCACTCTCTGACCAAGTTTCGTTTGATGCGAACTTCTCAGGTATGGGTTATCAAGACCTTCGCCAACTTTCCTCAACATCTACGCTTTATGCAACAATGTTGATGGAAGAAAGAATGCTCCTATTCGCACGCGGAACACAAAGCGGATATTCAGGACTTCTCTCGGCACCTGCTGCGGCTCCAACAGGAACCGCACGCTCTGCTGCAACTGGAGAAACTGGCCTATCTGGAATTTCAGGTGGCAAGGTTTATCTCTATGCAACTGCTGATGCTGGCGCTTTCGGACAATCAACACTTTCACCTGTTTCTTCTGCAATTACCGCAGCAAACGGTCAGGTCGTTGATGTAACCCTTACTGCTGTTAGTGGTGCAGTCGGATACCGCATTTATGTTGGTACTGGCTCATCTGCTCCTGCTGATTCAGCATTCTTCTATTATGGAACTGTCGCTGCGACTTCATTCGTACTTCAAGGCGCACTTCCAACAACAGGCGCAACTGCTGCTTCTGTAACCGCCGCAGGAAATACCTCTGCTTACGCGACTGGATACGACGGAATTCTTCCAACAGTTCTTGGTCCTAACACCGGTTACAACAACAACATCAACGCAGCATTCAGCACAGGAAATCCTGGAGTTGAATATCAGACTGTATTCTACAATCTCTACAACAATGTTAAGGCTGACCCAGATGAGATTCTCATCAACGGCGCAGACCGCAAGCAGTTGTCAGATGCAATTAAGAACGGCTCAACCGCTAACTATCGTCTCAACCTCACACAAACTGATGTTGGCGATTATGTTGGTGGCGCAACCATCGGTGCTCTATATAACGAAATCACTGGTAAGATGGTTCCTCTCACCGTTCACCCATGGCTACAACAAGGCGTAAGCCCTGTATTGTCATACACACTTCCAATTCCAGACACAGAAGTTTCTGATGTATGGGCTGTTATCAATGTTCAGGACTACATGGGTATTCAATGGCCAGTAGTTCAGTTCTCTTATGACTTCAGCACTTACTTCCGTGGAACTTTCTTCTGCTACGCTCCAGCATGGAACGGCGCAGTTTCCGGAATCAAGAATGTGTAAATAATTGAATAGAGCAGGAGCGCGTCAAATAGTGGGCGCGCTCTTGTTCAATTAGGAGGCATCATGGCAAAGTTCATACCACCGCAAGGACTACGGGAAATTGGCATCAGAACAAGTAGCGGTACAAAAGTCATTCGGACAGGCAAAGATGGATTATTTAATGTAGATAATCCCAAATTGGAACGCAAATTGAAAGAAGAAGGCTTAGGAATAGCAAGCGCAAGCGGAGTAATTGTAGGTGAAGGTTTTCCTTGCGCTGAATGCGGTTTTGGTTCATGGTTTAAGAAATGTTCTCGGTGTGGGCACGAGAACGAACGAATAGAGAGAGATGGTTCAAGTGGCTAATGCGATTAACCCAACCACACAGCAATTCTCAACGCCGTATCTCACGACAGATGAATACCGCAACGCACCTACCTCAATAGATATAGACAACTTAGTATTCAATAGCAGCGACCCTGATGTTCAAAATAGCGAATTAGCCAATGTTATTGCTCGCGCTTCATCTTGGATAGATACATACTGTAATCAAATTCTTGGTGCGACACAGGAAACGGAAACGCAACGCGCCCGTATTTCACCTGACGGAACCATTAAATTTCACCCACGCTATAACCCAGTAATTGCGCTAACTGATTTCTGGTATGGCAACCCATCAAACAATCTAATTCAGGCACAAGATTGCTCGGTAGCATGGATAGAAAACCAACAGATTATTTTTCCGTATGTATCGCAATCATCTTATTTCACATCACAAGGTCCATTACAGTTTGGATTCCCTAGCAGCGCAGGTACGCTTGTCTATCTAAAATATACTTATGTAAATGGCTATCCAAATACTTTAATTGCCACAGCCACCGCACTTGCGTCATCGCTAACTGTTACAAGCGGTACAGGAATTACTGCTGGCGACCAACTTAAAATTTATGATGGTATGTATTCCGAGAATGTAACAGTTGCCTCAACTTATGTTTTTGGTTCAACAACTGTGCCATTAACAAGTCCTCTGCTATACTCGCATAGCGCAGGTGTATCTATTTCCGCACTTCCACCTGCTATTAAAGAGGCAGCAATTTTGGCAACAACGGCTATGCTCAAAGTGCGTGGTGATAATTCACTTACAATGGCAGTTGGCACACTACCTAGCCAAGCAACCACGCCACAAGTTCAAGCAAGTATTTCTGATGATATGAGTATGGCGATGGCGTTGTTAGCACCATACCGCAGGATTAGATAATGTCACGCCGAGTAGTTCGCGAGAATGTCGCAAATTGGATTGCTTCTGCGCAGATTACTACGCTGAATCAAGTCTTTACCTCGTTCCCTAAGCGCATAAACTTTCAGGTGGATTCATTTCCCGGTCAAAATTCACGCGCAGCCGCAGTTGTATTTATTGAGAATGAGCAAGAAAATCGTATTGCTATTGGCGGCGTTGGCGATATGTCACAAGGCGGATTTGGTAAAGGTTGGAAGCGCGTTGATTATGGCGTTGCGTTACAAATATTCCATCATTCGTTACAGCGTAATGCCGAAGATGCGATGGACGATTTTGACCAACTTATAGATGCAGTAAAAGACAGACTTCGTGCGGGTCAGCATACCTTAGGTAATGATAATCCGAACGAAATTTGGCAAGCAGCCGAACCAAACCTAGATGTTCAATACGGAGAACCACTTACAAATGAAGGTGGCGCAACCGAAACTTGGGCAGCGATACGGTTCACCGTAACGCAAATGATAGAAACATAAGGAGAATCCTGTGCCCCGTTATGAATACAACGGCGAAGTTGAGCGTTCATTTCCTACGCTCGGCATCACTGTCAAGAAAGGTGATTCATTTGATGGTCCCGAAGGTCTAACGGCTCCGGGATTATCACTTGCTTCATCTGCTAAATCCGCACCTGCGGCACAAGCACCAAAGGAAAAAGTAAAAGAAGAACCAAAGTCGTCAGCCCCGTCTGACATGAACGCAGGAGCGTGAATAAATGGCATCAGCAAAACCCTCCGTACGCAGTTACCTTGGTATTGCTAAAGAAGTAACACCAGCAACACCAGTATCAGCAACGGATTTCATTCCCATTTCTAAAGATGCTTTCAAGCCAGTTGATATTATCGCGCCGTTGTATGACAACGGACTTCGCGGTTCAATGGCTGAAAACTACACATACATTCAAGGTCGCCGTCACACTGAAATTGATGTAGCAGGTCCAGTATTTGCCGACACAGTTGGATATTGGCTTGGCGGAATCATGGGTTCAGTAGCAACAAGCGGCGCATCAGCACCATACGCGCACACCATTACATTAAAGAACGCAACTGGTATTGGCGCAGACGCACAACCAACTTCCTTTACTTTGGAAGATATGTATGTAGCAAATAATCGCTATTATCCCGGTTGCAAAGTAACTGAGTTTTCCATGACCTTTAATAGCGAAGGTATGTTGGAATACACAGCAAAACTTATGGGTCACCCATCAACCACAACCTCTGCCGCAAGTCCAACATTTAGTTCCGTTACACCAACTCCTGTTTGGCGCGGTTCTGTGCTCATTGGTGGTACATCTATCGGTTACATTACTGATGGAACCATTACAATGACACGCAAGGCTGAGGCAATCTTTGGTATTAACACCGACCAAGGACCATATGAAATCTTTGTTGGCGCACTTGATTCAACAGGTTCTCTTACATTTGTAATGGAAAATGATGACCAATTGCTCAAATTCCTAAACAACACACAGCCAGTCTTGAACTTCCAATGGTCACAAGGCACAGGCGCAACAGCAACAACAATCGCGTTTAACCTCAGCAAGGGTGCTTACACAACTGCTGCGATTGACCGCTCACCTGACCATGTTGCTGTATCCGTTGACATTTCTGCAATCGCCACTACTGCTGACGCAGGTGCTACTGGTGGTTATGCTCCAATTCAATGGTATCTAGAGAATGCTGTTACTGCTGGTACTTACCAGTAGTAATTAGCGTAAGACGGTAACAGGGGATTGTGCGGCATAGTGCCGCCTTCCCACTATGCTCTGCCCCTGTTACCCCTATAATATGGAAGGCTATACGGAAGGAATAACATGACGGAAAAAAGTAAACTACAACTACCATCAGGCGGTTGGGCTACATTTAAAGACCCATCTACCCTACGCGTAAAAGACCGTAAAAAGGTTCTAAAAAACGCAAGTAAAGAAGACGAAGGATTGATGCAAGCAATTAGTCTTGTAGATGGTCTTATTGCAATCTTGGTTGAAGAATGGTCGTTTGAGTTTCCAATACCATCTATTAAAATTAGCGTATTGGAAGATTTAACTATGGCTGATTATGACGCGCTTGCTGAGGAAGCAGGAAAAGCACAAAAAGTTCTTTTCCCACAATTGGCTAAAACTGACGCTAGCGAGGCAGACGAAGATAGCCCTTTCGGCAAGTCCAACGACTAAAATGGGTGCTCGCAGGACACGAAAGGCATGAAGCCTTTAGTTATCCTGACAATGAATTTCTGTACTATTTAGCGGCAGAAAAGTTTGGTTGGACTCCTTCCCAAGTAGATGAGCAACCTGCTTATTTATTGGATTGGATATTAGCCATTGCTAATGTACATGAGGAAGTGAGAGCAGAACAAAGTGCTAAACAACAATCTAAGACTCGTTAGAAAAGGCGTTAATACCTTTACTGCAAACTTAGATTCTGCTGCTCGTATGGCGCGTGATGAAATGATGGCTGCGCTCATTCAGTTATCAAAAGAACAAATTCAAGGCGCACGACCATATACAAAAGGTCCTCGTGGTGGTCGCATATATCAAAAAGCAGAACCCGGTAAACCACCAATGAATCGCACAGGTAATTTGCGGCGTTCTATCCGTGGCGAAAAGGCTTCCGCTGGTTTTGGCAATTATGTTGCCATTGTAGGTCCTACAATAGAATACGGTAGGCGCGTAGAATTAGGTGGCGGCAATTGGCCAAGCGGTGTTCGTTTCCCATATATGGAACCTGCTTACGCTCAATTCCGCTCAGTAGTCGTACCACAAATAACTGCTAAATACTTTAGGAGGTTCCGATAATGGGCGGATTTTTACCACCTGTAGTATTTACAATTACGGCTAACGCTACACAAGCCATGGCAACTTTCAAAGGTGTCAATACGCAGTTGAAAGTAATGGACGCGCAAGCAAAGAAAACTAGCGCATCAATGTTGGCATTGAACAAGTCGCTGCTTCTTGCTACAGCAGCAGCCAAAGCATTTGCTACTGTGCTAGTTGGTTTTGCAGCATACGGCGTCAAAGAGATTATGCAGTTGGAACAGGCATATACTCGTCTTGGTCAAACAATGTCGGCTGTTGGTGTATCAACAGAAGCCAACCGCCAGCGCCTTGCTGATGTAGCACAAGGTATGGAACAACTTGGTTTTGATGCTGCTACTGCTTCTGATGCCCTTTCCATTTTGTTACAAACCACAAAGAGTGTTGAAACTAGCGAGAAATTATTAGCCACTGCTGCTGACCTTGCTCGCGCTCGCCAGATGGATTTGGCAACTGCCGCACGATTATTGTCACGCGCCCAAGCAGGTAATACTCGTATCTTTTCTATGTTTGGTATCCAACTGGATAAGAATAAAGACAAAGCCACCGCCACCAAAGAAGCGATGGAAAAACTATCGCAGGTTATTGGCGGTCAAGCAGAGGCATATACAAAAACTTTTGCAGGACAATTAGCAGTTCTTGGCAAACAAATTGAGAATGTTGCTGAAGGTATAGGCGCGGCACTACTGCCATATCTGATGAAATTCTTAACAATAATTCAGCGTCTTGCTAAATTCCTTAATGAACATCGCGAAATACTTGCTGGTATTGCAGCAGTTATTACGACAGTTCTTATCGTAGCGATAGTCAATCTAACAAAAAGATTATACGGATTAGCCGCAGCGTGGGCTGCTGCGAATTGGCCAATTCTTGCTGTGGTTGCAGCCGTAGTTGGTGCTGCTGCTGCGTTTGTTCATTTCTGGAACAAATCCGAAGGTTTCCGCAAAACAATTATCAATATTGGTAAATTGTTATTGGAATTTGCTGAAACTGTTGTTATGGCATTTCAACTTGCGCTTAATGTCATTTTGTTGCTCATACGCGGTACTGCTAATGCTCAAATAGCGCTTGGTAAACTTTTCAACAATGACGAAATGGTTCGGCGCGGTAAAGCCACTTTGGATTGGATTGATGCAACTAATAAGAGTATTGAAGATTTTGGTAAATCAATTCAGAAAGCGCAAGGCAATTTAGATAAATTCCAATCAACAAAAATAGATTTATCAAAATTTAAGTTACCATCATTGCAGATTGGTGATTTTGGTAATCAAAATGTAACGCCTAGCGACCCAACAGGTTTGGCTGCGGATATAAAAAAGTCATTAGACCAAGCCAAACAGTATATCAAGGATTTTAATACTGATATTAGTACAGAGTTTCAAGGTCTTGGCGCCATGTGGAAGAATATTGTTGGCAAAGATATTAACAAAGCCGTAGAAGATATCCTTACTAATCCTGTTGATGAGTTAATACTTAAAGCACAAGACGCTGTTAATGCATATCAATCTGCATCAAATCAATATAATGGCGCACTTGCTACTTTAACTAAAGCGCAAAAAGACTACGAATTGGCTGTGGCTAGCGGTAACGAAAAAGCAATAATGGCTGCCGAAAGTACCATGAAGCGAGCCGAAGATACCGTCAAGGCTATCAACGATGGTATGCGTGATGCGTTACAAGATATTGGACAATTACAAAAAGATATGATTCGCGCTATTGCTGACTCATATAAGGAAATTGGAAAACTAGAAGAAGAACGCACAAAAATTTTGGTTGAAGCGCAAAAAGAACGCGCCGATTTGGAAAAACAATATAATGTAGATGTTGCCAAAATTCGTCAACAATATGACAAAGATGTTCTTAATGCGCAGGAAGCAGCAGCCAAACGCAGCGCGCAAATCGTAAAACAATCGGTTGACCAATTACGCGGCGCATTTAGAAGTGCTACCTATCGCACAGTCGGCGATATTTTCTCAGCACTGACATTTGAAGGTCGCTATATGAAAGGCGGAACAACCGAGAAAATTCTTGCTGCTCTTGGGTTACAAGCAAAGAAAGC